AAAATGGCGGAACAAATATTGTTTAATTGCGATTGTCAAGACTACATGCGGACCTTGCCGGATAAGGCGTTCGATATCGCCATCGTAGATCCGCCTTACGGCGCGGCATGCGATCTGTATAACGGATCATCCCGATTCAGTGGGAATGGATGGAATAATAAAATATGGGGTGAAAAGGTCCAGAATTGGAACGTCAACCAGATGCCGGGTCCGGATTATTTCGTGGAACTTTCGCGGGTAGCGAAACACCGGATCATCTGGGGCGGGAATTATTTCCCACTTCCGCCCTCTTCCGCATGGCTCGTGTGGGATAAAATGCAGCGGGAATTTTCGCTTGCAGACGGGGAACTTGCGTGGACGAGTTTCAACTCGGCAACCCGGATTTTCTCATTTTCCCGTGCGCAGGCCATGCAGTCGCATGGGAAAAACAAATTCCATCCCACGGCGAAGCCGGTAGAGCTTTACAAATGGATTATCAAAAACTACTGCAAACCCGGATGGCGGATTATCGACACCCATGCCGGAAGCGCTTCAAGCCTGATCGCGGCTTACGAGTTCGGCCTGGATTATGTCGGATGCGAGCTTGACCCGGATTATTATAAGGCCGCTTGCGAGCGCGTGGAGAAGCATAAAGCCCAGATGCGCCTTTTTGCACCCGGATTCGACCAGTAAAAGGGGGATACATGAGCGCGAAGACAAATGAAACCGACGGAATCGATAAAGAGGATCGGGCGCCGTCACTTGTGAAACGGGACCGGATCGCGGCGGCGATCTGGAAACGGACCGTGAAGGAACTGCTGATGATGAAAAAAGCGGATCATCTGGATGAGGCGATTCTCAGCAACTATTGCATCTCGTATGCGAGGGCGCTTCGGTTGGAAAAAAAACTAACGGCGATAACCGATGGAATCCAGATAACATCGAAAGGCGTTGCAATCGAACACCCGTATGCGACTCAAGCACGCGCGGCCTGGAAGGACATCCGGGCATGTGCCGACCGTCTCGGACTGACCCCGGCCGCGCGGGCGAAACTCGATAAGGACGATGACGGTGGTGACAGCTTTTTTGAAAATTAAAAAGTCGTATCATACGACTTTTTCGGAGAAACGATGTTTGACGAACAGAAAGCCGACCGTGTGGTGCAATTCTTTGAAACTTACCTCCGGCATTGTTCCGGACAATGGGCGGGGCAGACATTCCACCTGATCGGATGGCAGAAAGAGCTTTTGCGGACAGTTTACGGAACGCTCCGGGAAGACGGATCGCGCCAGTACCGGAAAGTATTCGTTTTCATCCCGAAAAAGAACGGTAAATCGGAACTTGCCGCGGGAGTCGCGCTTTTCGCGTTACTCGCCGACCGTGAACCGGGCGCGGAGGTTTATTCGGCCGCCGGGGATCGGGAACAGGCTTCCATCGTCTTCAACACCGCGAAAAACATGATCCTTCAAGACCGCTCCCTTCGGAAAATGTGCAAAATCAAGGATTCCACCAAGCGGATCATCGTTCCGAAGACGTTTTCATCCTACAAAGTGCTTTCAAAGGAGAGTTTCACGAAGCATGGATTGAACATTTCATGCGCCGTGATCGACGAATTGCACGTCGTGACGCGCGAACTTTTTGAGGTTTTAACTCAGGGTTCGGGCGCCGCGCGGCGTCAGCCGCTCATTTTTATGATTACCACGGCCGGTGATGACAAGAATTCCATCTGTCACGAGCAGTACACCTACGCGAAACAGGTCCGCGACGGCATCATCGACGACCCGGAATTCCTCCCGGTGATCTTCGAGAAGCCCGAAGGCGCGGAATGGGACGATGAAAGCGCCTGGATAGCGGCCAACCCATCCATCGGCGTCACCATCACCCTCGACGGATTCCGCCAGGCGGTCCGCGAGGCCAAAAACATCCCTTCCACCATCAATTCGTTCCGGCAACTGCGCCTGAATGAGTGGATTTCCTCCCGCTCGAAATGGCTGGACGTGGCGAAATGGGACGCGGCCGTTTCCGGCGTTCCGCTTTCGGAATTCGCGGGTGAAACCTGTTATTGCGCTCTCGATCTCTCCAGCACAACGGACATCACGGCTTTCGCGGCGATTTTCTACCGCGAAGAACGTTATTACCTTTTCCTGAAGCTCTTCTGCCCGGCGGAGAAGATCCGGCAGCGCTCGACGCGGGACAAAGTGCCGTACATCCAATGGGCGAAAGAAGGGTGGATCACTGCTACCGAGGGCGATGTGATCGACTACAAGGCGGTGGAATCCTACATCTTCGAGTTCGCGAAAGCGCACGCGATCGCCCAGGTGAACATCGACCGGTGGAACGCCACGCAGATCATCCAGAACCTGACGGACGCCGGAGTCACCACGGTCGGATTCGGGCAGGGTTTCGTCTCGATGACGACTCCTTCCAAGGAATTCGAGGTTGCCGTACTCAAAGGGACGATCCTTCACGAGGGAAACCCGGTGATGCGCTGGATGGTGGATAACGTGATCGTGCGGAAAGACCCGGCGGAGAACATCAAGCCGGACAAGGAACGTTCGAGCGAACGCATCGACGGCGTGGTGGCGTCGATCATGGCGCTCGACGGATGGGTACGGAAGCTGAACAAACCCAGTGCATACGAAAGGGAACGCCTGACGTTCATTTGAAAATTATTTTCAAAAATTTCCTGAAATCTCCAAAAATCGCCCGCTCCTGAACGTATAACAGAAACGAGGAGAACCTATGGGCGAGAATATCCGCGAGATTTTCTTTATCGTCGGGCTGATCGTGCTGTCGGTCGGGATCGGCCTTCGCTTCGACTACCGGATCGGCTTGATCGTCTTCGGCGGTGTCCTTCTCCTCGTTTCCGTGTTCGGCATCCGTCCCGCTATTTCCCATCGTCAGGACGGTAAATGATGGGCTTCCTGTCGGCGTTTGAAACTCGTTCCTCCGCCCTTTCCGGGCTGGAAAAGCCCTCCCGATGGCTGACGGATGCGTTTTCCAGTACGAAAAGCTGGGGCGGCCCGTCGGTTTCCGTCAATTCGGCCCTCCAGCTCTCGGCCGTGAAGGCGTGCGTCGAACTGCTTTCCCAGACCCTCGCCACCGTCCCGCTGATGACATACGAACGCCTGGAGCGAGGGAAACAGCGAGCAGTCAATCATCCGCTCTGGCCGCTCCTCCATGACCAGCCGAACCCGGAACTCGACAGTTTCCACTTCCGCGAGGCGGCGATGTTCCATCTCCTGATGTGGGGGAACTTCTACGCGGAGATCGTCCGCAACGGGCGCGGAGAAATCACGGCGCTCTGGCCGCTCCTTCCGTGGAATATGATGGTCTTTCGCGATTACGTCGACCGCGAACTGATCTATCGGTACATCATCCCCGGCGGTTCGCAGGTGGATTTCAAGCCCTGGCAGATCCTCCATGTGGCCGGGTTCGGTTACGACGGACTCGTCGGATTCTCGCCCATCCAGATGATGATGCGCGATACCCTGTCCATCGGTCAGTCTCTCCAGGAGCACGCCGGAAGGTTTTTCAGCCAGGGCGCGAGCCTGAACGGGGTAATCGAACACCCTAAAACGCTCTCAACCGAGGCGAAAAAGGGACTGAAAGAGGACATCCGGGAGAACTATTCCGGCCTCTCCAGGTCTCAGAGGATCATGGTTCTCGATGAAGGGATGAAATACCAGCAGGCATCCGTCCCGCCGGATCAGGCGCAGTTTCTCGAAAGCCGGAAATTCAGCATCGGCGAGATCGCCCGTATTTTCCACGTTCCCCCGCATCTTGTCGGAGACCTGGAAAAGGCGACGTTTTCCAACATCGAACAGCAGGGCATCGAGTTCGTCGTTCACACGATGATGCCGTGGTTCGCGCGCTGGGAAGCCGCGATTCTGACCAGATGCATGACGCCGATGGAGCAGAAACGGTTTTATGTGGAGTTTCTGGCTGACGGATTGCTCCGTGGGGATATGAAAAGCCGTTACGACTCCTATGCCGTCGGGAGAAACAACGGCTGGATGTCCGTGAACGAGATCCGGGAGCGCGAAAACATGAATCCCGTTGACGGCGGCGACGAATACCTGCGGCCGCTCAATATGGTTCCGGTCGGGAAAACCGACGACGCCGGGAAAAAAGACACCACCGATGGAGGGAACGAGTAATGGCGAAGGCTGAAAAAGCGATTCGTTTCGGGTATACCCCGAACGAAAATATGCAGTTCCGGACCTCCGAAAGTGACGGCAAACGCTTTATTGAAGGGTATGCCATCGTTTTTGATCAGCCCGCCGATATGGGATTTTTTACCGAATACGTCCGACCGGGGGCTTTGAACCAGACCCTTTCCGGGAAACCCGATGTCCGGGCGTTCTGGAACCACGACACCAACAATCTGATCGGCCGGACCATCTCCGGGACTCTCAAACTCCGGGTGGATAAAACGGGACTCAGCTTTATCGACGAAATCCCGAATACGCAGGCCGGGAACGATACACACGAACTGGTAAAACGCGGCGACGTTACCGGCTGTTCCTTCGGTTTCCGCACCATCAAAGACAGGTGGTACAAGGAACCGGTCAAACTCCCGGACGGAACCGTCGCGCAGCGCGACGCCCGCGAACTTCTCGAAATCCAACTCGTGGAAATCTCGCCGGTTTCGTTCGACGCTTACAAGCAGACCAGCATTTCCGCGCGGTCGGCTGAACGTCAGGAACTGGCGAGCCACGGAGTGGACATCGACAAAATCACCGCCGCTCTCTACAAGGCGGAACGGCGGGGCGACAACGAAGTGATCCAGGCCATGATGGACGCCATAGGGGAATCCATCGGCGACGGAACCGAGGATGAAGGCACCTCACCATCCGATGAGGAAACTTCGTCGGCTATCATTCCAGCCGCTGATGACACGACCGCGACGGATGAACAGGGGGGCGATGATGTCTCCGGAATCACCGTCGAGGTTATGGAGATGCAACTGAAGCTCATGCGGCTCTGGATGTAACGGAAAAACAAACGGAGGAACCCGAAATGGGAATGAACGCGATCGAACTGCGGCAGAAAAACGCCGCTCTCTATGACCAGATGAAGGTCATCACCGACAAGGCGTCGGCAGAAAAACGCTCCCTGAACGCCGATGAGCGTCCCAAGTGGGATGCGATGTGGACCGAATTCGAACAGAACCGCAAGACCATCGATACCGAAGAGCGGATGGAAGAAGCCGCGAAGACGCTGGAAACCCGCTCCGAGGGACCGAAGGGCGGGAAAAAGGCCGAACCGGGGCAGGATCCTGTTCCGGAAAAGCGCTCCAAGTACGCCACGGAGGAGTACCGGGCCGCGTTCTTCGATTACATCCGCTCCGGGAATACGGACAAACTCCGCGAAATGCGCGCCCAGACCGAGGGGACCGGTTCGCAGGGCGGGGTTCTTGTTCCGGTGACTCTGGACAAGAAAATCATCAATCTTCTGTCCGAACTGAACGTGGTGCGCGCGGCATCGACAGTGATTGTCACCGAAAACCAGGAGGATATCCCCGTTGTCGGTTCGCACGGTTCCGCCGGCTGGACCGCCGAGGGCGGGGCGACGGTGGAATCGGATGAAGCCTTCGGCAAAGTCAGCCTGAAGGCGAACAAGGCCGATACGATGATCCTCATTTCCGAGGAACTCCTGAGTGATTCCGTGTTTGACCTGGAAGCCTATCTTGCGGGAGAATTCGCCCGCCGGTTCTCGGTGATCGAGGAAGCGGCATTCATCAGCGGCGATGGGGTCGGGAAACCCAACGGCATCCTGACGACTTCGACGATCAAGAATTCCTCGACCACCGCTGCCAGCAACGCCATCGCTGCGGACGACATCAAGAACATGTTCTTCAGCCTCGCGCCGCAGTACCGCAAAAACGCCTCGTGGCTCCTGTCGGACAGCGTGATCAAGCTGATCGCCATGATCAAGGATTCCTACGGTCAGTACATGTGGACTCCCGGTCTCTCGAACGGTCAGGAGGACAAGCTCCTGGGTAGACCCGTGATGCTGTCGAGCTCCGCCCCCGTGTTCGCGGCCGGAGCCCCCGCCGGCGTTTTCGGCGATTTCAGCTATTATTGGATCGCCGATCGCGGAATGCCGGTCTTCCAGCGCCTCAATGAACGGTACGCCGAACTCGGACAGGTTGGTTTCCGCGCATACAAGCGCGTGGACGGAGCCGTGACCAACCCGAACGCCTTCAGCCTCTTCAAGATCAAGGCGTAACCCGGTAAGAACGATACGGCAGGGGCGTTTTGCCCCTGCCCGGATTTATTTCCCGGAGGTAACAGATGCCCTATATCGCAAAGGTCAGTTTTTCGGCTCCGTTCGGCTCGTTCCTTCCCGGAGATGCCGTGGATGTATCCGCGAAAGACACCGAAAGGCTGCTCGACGCCGATTTCATCGAGAAAATCGAGGAAACCGAAACCGCGGGGGATGAACCGGTGACGGGTACGGCCGGGAAACGCAAGGGGCGCAAATAGTGGCGAAAATCACCAGAGAGGACATCAAGGCGCTGATGAAAATCGGCACGGCTGATTCCCCGATTGCCGAATACGACGACATCATCGACGATCAGATCGACGCCGCCTACCAGTTTTTGATGCAGTACACGGGGATCGATACGGAGAGCGACACGTTCCAGGATTACGTCCTTCTGACGTCTGACAGTTTTTTGACCGCCCGCGGGGTCGCGAAGGACATTTCCCTGATCACCGTAAAGTCAGGGGCGACGTCGCTGGACGTGGAAAACGACCTTTCGCGGTATGATTTCAATCGCTGGACGGTGACGAACACCGCATTTTCAAGCCTGGAAACCCCGTTTTACATAGAATACACGAGCCCCTGCCTGGCGGCCGCGATCAAGCGGGTGCTTTCCGAGGTGATCATTTACGAGACGAAAAAACTGCCGGTTTTCGACAACCTCATCAACCGGCGGTCCGTTTCCGTGGACGGCAATGTCTCGGAGACCTACATGACGGATGACGCTTTCTACTCGCGGATCGGCGAGAAGATGGCGCGCCTGTTCCTGGTCGGCTGACATGGCGCGAGACGAGCGGAAATTCGTCTGGCGAACCTATGCCGGCTTTGAGGATGCGATTCTCTCGGCCCTCCCGGACATGATCAACCGGGAACTCCGGAAGGAAATCGAGCGGCAGAAATGGCTGAAACGGTTCTCGGGAGCATTGGAAGAAGGTACGGAAGCCCGTCGCGAAGGGGATCAGGTGGTGATTTACACCACGCCCATCGGGAAAGCGTTTGACCTGGGCGGCGGGAAAGCGGGGTGGAAATCGGCGGCGGAATACGTGGCGCAGTTGCGGGCGCGGGGATACTATAAAAACTATATGCGCTCCCGCCGGGCGCAGGGATACTACCGGAAGGATCATCAAAAAATTGACCTGGTGAGCGGCGCGAGATATGGACAGCCTCGCCGGGTCCCATTGATTCAGGCGGTAGTCGGGAAAGTCCCGAAAATGATCCGGCAAATTCTGGAGGAGAAACCCTGATGGAGTACGGAAGGACATACCGGGAACGGTACGAGAAAAAGGCGGCGATTTCCGCCGTCCTGACCGCAATGGTGAACGCTTCCGGGACGTTCCGGGAGGTGAGTTCCGAACCGGGAATTCTGGTCAGTTCTCCGGCGATGCCGGTTTGCGCGATCCTGAACACTTCCATCGAATTTCTGGAGGATGATACTGAACAAACCTGGTTCATCGTGGTGAAGAATCAGGGGAACAGCTTGAACGCGAACGATGCGCTGGTACTCGGTATCCTCGACCAACTGGAGGACCATTATCTCGGCAGGGCGTGCCGGGGTTGCGTCGTTAAATCAGTCGATCACGATATGGACACCAATTCGACCAGTAAAGCCGCCACGCGGACCATCTTTTCCCGGATCGAGTTGGAAATTCAGGTTTAGGAGGACAGAATGAAAGTGCGTTTCCATAGTGGAAGCGGGGATTTCCGGTCCGGAGACATCGTGGAAATGGATGAGGAAACCTACCAGAAGTACCGCGCCGATGCCGGGATTCTCGCCCGAGACGAACCCGAGGAAAAACAGGAAGAGAAGCCCGGCAAGAAAAAGAAAAACGAAAGGGAGGAATAACTCATGAACGGTTCAACGATGTTCTCCGGCATTCCGGTCATAATGGTTGGAGACCGGCAATTTACCCCGCAGGAGGTGGACAACCTGTTCGACCCCGCGAAGAATAAACTTCCGATGGCGACCAGCGCCAACCCGATGAACTGGCGGCAGTTGATGCACGACGGCGCGCTCGACATCACGTTTCCGCTCAAGACCTTCAAGGCGAAGAACGCCGTCGAGGGAGTCCGGGCGATCTACCAGGACGAAGATGACGGCCCGCAATTCACCTTCAACCTGGAGGATATGTCGCTCTGGAACCTTGTCAAGCTCCTGAAGATCGGCGACGATCAGTCGATGCTTCTCGCCGCTCCGAAACTGATCAACGGCTTCGGGACGGATCTCACCAAAAACGGCCTTCCGATCCTGATCTATCACCGCGAAAGCGACCCTACCAACCGGGGAAACGTGCCGAATATCGGCGTTTCCGGAACGGCAGTCGTCGGGACCGCGCAGTCCGGAAGCACCAACACCACTATCAAACTTGCCGCCGGCTCTTCCGCCGTGGACGATTACTACACCGGGATGTATATCACCATCACTGGCGGAACCGGCTCCGGACTGACCCGGAAGATCACCGGTTACGTCGGAAGCACCAAAGTGGCGACGGTTTCCTCCGCCTGGGACGTCACCCCGGATGCCACCACCGCCTATTCCATCGTTCCGAACGGTTCGGATACCCAGGCGGTGCTTCTGCTCAACTGCATGCCGGATAACGACCGGAAGATCGGGATGAAGAAGCCGAACCAGAGCATTGCGGTGAGTCTCTCCGCCGTTGCAGTTTCGGGCTCGACTCTTGTTACCACTCCCGTTTACGGCAGCGCCCCGCTCGACCTGACACGGATCTCGGCCGCGAGCTGAACCAGCCAGTAACGGAAAGGGAGGCGAGAAAATCGCCTCCCGATCCTTATTATCGAGGGGAAAATGATCGACTTTTTCCGGAAAACAACGTCAGTAACGCTTCCAACGGGCAGGAAAATCACCGTAAAACGGGCCGGAATCGCGGCCTATTTTTCTTTGATTGAAACACTTATGCAAATGGGGAATCTTCGCTGGCTTGTGGCGGAGGATAATCAGGCCCCAGGCGAACTGATGAATCAGTTAAAATCCCTGATAGATACCGAACAGGATTTTGCCAGGATCATCGATGCCTTTTTAATGCCGGGAGATTTTAAACCCGAGGACAGCGGCGAAATCGTCAGGGAAATCCTGAAATTCAACACCCTTGAAAATGTTTCTGTCGGGAAAAATGGAAACGCTGCGGTCGTCAAAATTGGCGAAATCGGGGAAAGCGCCGTTCGGGTGATGGCGATCATCGCGGAGCGGACCGGGTGGACTTTGGAATATATCGCCGAAATGGTGAGTTTTTCCCAGGCGCAGGCGCTGATGGAGGCGTGGAAAGACAGCCGGTGTAATGCGATCATGGATCAGGCCGTCGCATTCGGCGGGAAGATCGAAGAGTATACGGATGCGATCCGGGGAATCAAGAAAATTTCGCTGAGCCAGTTCGACGCGGAAATGCGCGCGAAATACGGCGATCAACCGGTGAACTGAGGGGAGACGGAAATGGGAAACCAGACGCCCGATACAACCATATCGCTCCGGATCGATCCGGACAGTGGACATTCCGGTGAAATCTGCCCCCCATTCCGGTGGAAAGTTTACCACTTTTTCTTACAGGAAAAATCCCAAACATATTCTATCGCGGGTGGCAGATTTCCACCAGAATCTTGCGGGAATCATTT